GGTAAGCAATTTTCTAAACAACCAAAGTCTGCTGCGAAGATATCAAAGAGGTATAGGTAATGTATGAATATAGTTGTACAGTTAAAAGAGTGGTTGATGGCGATACTGTGGATGTTATTTTGGACCTTGGCTTCGATATTCTTTATAAGTCTCGTGTTCGTTTATTTGGTATTGATACTCCCGAGTCACGTACTCGTGACAAAGATGAGAAGGCTAGAGGAAAAATGGCTTCGGCTTTCTTAGAAAATGCTATAAATAATGGCAATAGTGTTGTCATACAAACAAAACTTAAAGACTCTAAAGGCAAGTTTGGTAGGGTATTAGGTGATGTAGTAGTTGATGGTGTAAACATAAATCAATCTATGGTTGACAATCATCTTGCAGTCAAATACTTTGGACAAAGTAAAGATGATATTGAACAAGAACATCTTAAGAATAGACAAATATTAATTGATAACGGAACATTTGAACCTTAAAATAAATCAACATGTTTAAACAATCGGAGAAAAAATATGCCAAATGTAGGTAAAAAGAACTTTCCATATGATGATGCAGGTATGAAAGCAGCACGTAAGGAAATGAAAAAATCAGGTAAAGATATGATCATTAAGTTTGATGAGGGTGGAAAGGTAGATGACTATCAAGATAGCCTTGTTAAAAAGTTCGGTGATGGTGGTATGTATAAAATGGCTGGTGGTGGTATGCCTATGTATCACGAAGGTGGTATGGGGAAAAAGAAAAAGAAATAATTTATGGCTACAGCCACTACTAATAACTTTGATTTAGATATAGCAGAAGCAGCAGAAGAGGCTTTTGAACTAGCTGGTTTAGAAATGAGAACTGGCTACGATTTGCGTACAGCAAGACGTAGTATAAATCTTATGATGCTTGAGTGGGCAAACAGAGGTTTGAACTTATGGCAAGTAGAATCAGGTAGTACAACATTAACTGCTGGAACTGCTACATATAGTTTAGATGCTGATACTATTGATCTATTAGAACATCATTTAAGAACAGGTGATGGTGAAACTAATTCACAGAGCGACACATCTTTAACTAGAGTATCTTTCTCACAGTACGCTGATATACCTAATAAATTAGATCAAGGTAGACCTAATGAAATATTAGTTAATAGAGATAGTGGCACTACATCTTTTACTCTTTATCCTATACCAGATGATACAAACACTTACAAAGTTGTTTGGTACAGACTTAGACAGATATTTGATGCGGGTACGCCAGCATCTAATACTATTGATATACCTAAAGTATTCTTGCCATGTCTTGTATCAGGACTTGCTTACTATTTAGCTATGAAAAATCCAGAAGCAGCACAGAGAGTTCCATTCTTAAAACAACAATATGAAGAACAATGGAAACTTGCATCGGAAGAAAATAGGGTAAAAGCAGCTGTAAGATTCGTACCGGGAGGTTATTAATATGCCATACGCAAAAGGCAAACATGCATTTGGTATATGTGATAGAACCGGTTTCAGATACCCTATAAAAGATTTAAGAAATCAAATTAAAAATCAAAAACGCACTGGACTATTAGTAGGAAAAGACGTATTAGATAAAGATCAACCACAACTACAACTAGGTAGATTAAGACTAAATGATCCACAGGCTCTTAAAAATCCTAGACCACAAACAGACTTGCAAGCTAGTAGAGGATTATTTGGTTTCAATCCTATAGGTGGATGGAACTCAGCTTTTGGTGATTGTAATCTTAACAACATGGTATTAAAAGGGGAGATAGGTAATTTGAAAATTACTACAAGCTAATGTCATTTACATTTACAACATTAAAAACAACTATACAAGATTATACTGAAAATACAGAGACCACATTTGTAAATAATCTGCCTACTTTAATAAAACAAGCAGAGAGTAGAATAAATAGTTCAGTAGAACTACCTCGTTATAGAAAAAATCAAACAGCAACTGCTACTATAAATAATCAATATCTTGGAGTTCCAGATGATTTTTTATATTCTTATTCATTAGCAGTGTTGGATTCAGATGGTAACTATAGTTTTTTAATAAATAAAGATGTTAACTTTATTAGAGAGGCTTATCCTAAACCCTCTGCTAATACAGGATTACCAGAATATTATGCACAATTTGATGATGGTTTTTTTATATTAGGTCCAACACCTGATGCAAACTATGAAGTAGAGTTACATTATTTTTATTTACCACAGTCTATTACAGCTTCATCAGATGGCACAAGTTGGTTAGGTTCTAATGCACCAGATGTGCTTTTATTTGGTTCTCTTGTAGAGGCATATATATTTATGAAAGGTGAACCTGATTTAGTAAGTTTATATGAAACAAGATTTAAAGAAGCATTAGATAAGTTAGTAGTAGAACAAGATGGAAGAAATAGAAAAGATGCTTATAGAGGCGGACAAAGAAGGATAGCGGAACAATAATGTTAAAAGAAAGAATACTAGATTTAGAAGGCAAACATATAGCTATTGTAGCTATGGGTATGAGTCAGATAGATTTTCATCTATCACAATTACATAGTAAGAAGTTTGATGAAGTTTGGGTAATAAATGCGATGATAGGAGTAGTTAAAAAAGCTGATAGAGCATTTATACTTGATCCTATGTCACGTTTCTTTGATACAGATGAAGCAGCATCTATGTCTCAAATGATGAGAGAGGAGTTACCCAAAATAGATTATCCAATATATTCTTGTGAACTAGATGCAAGAGTGCCAGCAGTAGAAGAGTATCCTATTAAAAGTGTAATAGAAGATACATCATGTGCTTATCTTAATAATACAGTAGCTTATGCCATTGCTTTTGCTTATTGGAATAATGTAGGTTCAATTAGTATGTTTGGTACAGATTTTACTTATAACAATAATGCACACTTTGCGGAAATGGGAAGAGCATGTTGTGAGTATTGGCTAGGCAAATGTATGGAAAAAAACGTAGATGTATCTGTAGCTGTTAGATCAAATTTATTAGATGCTAATGTAGATATGAAAGATAAACTATATGGGTATCATCGTTTAAACGATCCAATAGTCTCTTATTTAAAAGATGGTGAACTATCAGTATGTAATTATTCAGAGATCATACAAGAAAAAATGATACCACATGGAATTATAGGAAGAGAGAATCCTAAAGAGTGGATAATAGATGAAAGATCAAACGGAAGTACACCACCAGAACCATTAGTACCATAATGCAAACAGATAAATTTGAAATATCAATAGGTAATCTTGGCGTAAAAACTACAGATTATAGAGGACACACAGTAGAAGAAGTTGCTGATATGGCAACTGATAGATTAGTTTCGATAAGTGATACAGCACCTGACACTATAAAAGCGCAAGCCCATATATTTAAAGATGCAGCACGACAAGTAATTACACACTATATGCATGAGGCAATAAAAAACCACATATGTACAGTGTGTAATCAATTAGAACAGCAAGGACATAAAGACCTTGCAAATATAATAAGGAGGCTATAATGGCTATAACACAAGCAATGTGTACTTCTTTTAAAAAAGAACTTTTAGAAGGTGTGCATAATTTCAAAAACTCAGGCGGTAGCACATTTAGGTTAGCACTCTATACGAGTTCAGCTACTATGAGTGCAGCTACTACTGCATATACAACTTCTGATGAAGCTAGTGGTACTAACTATACTGCTAAAGGTAATACACTTACACGTGTAGACCCTTCTACTTCAGGCACAACAGCGTTTACAGATTTTGCTGATTTAACTTTTGGTACAGCAACTGTTACTGCTAGAGGTTGTATGATCTATAACGACTCTGCTTCAGGTGATCCGGCAGTTGCAGTATTTGATTTTGGTGCTGATAAAACATCAACAGCAGGTTCATTTACTATAACTTTTCCAACAGCTGATGCAAGTAATGCGATTATAAGAATAGCTTAATAAATGTCTGTCGGTTGGGGTCGGTCCACTTGGGGTGCAGGTGCATGGGGTCAGCCTCATAATATAACTGTTGACCTAACAGGAGTTGCATCAACTTCTGCATTAGGCACAGAAACTGTAACCTGTGATGCAAATGTTGCGGAAACAGGTTTTGCAGCTACATCAGGATTAGGTTCAGTAGTTGTAACTGGTACAGCTAATGTAACAGAAACAGGAGTAGTAGGTACAACTGCTCTAGGAACAGAATCTGTAACAGCTGATGCTAAT